ATTTGCACCCATCCTCCGCAAACCCGACAAAGCTTTGTTGACGAGAGCTGGATTATCCATCTGCCGGACAGCAGGCATGATCAGTCGAGCCAGATCATCTGCGTTTTTAATACCTAATTTTCCAATACCAGTAACAATACCTGGGATAGCTGACGACATAGTAAAACCTCTAAAAAAGGTTATTCACATTGATCTCACTTTAGCGCCAATTTTTATAAAAGTAGAGACGATCAGACCGTGATACATCAGGAGGTCCAGGGATTGCCTGAATAAACTCCCCTCCGCTCCTCTCAAACCTGTAACGAGACGCCACAGGATCCTTGTAATTCGGAACGTAAAGCATCTCTGCTAAACGATTGCATTCGTACAGATAGTTTTCACGCCAGATTCTGGCAGTCTCTCGTTTGTCCTGAATGCTGATCGAACGAGAGACGTCACCAAGAATAGTTTCTTGACGGCTAGTGGCCCGACCTGTAGCAAGTTCAGTCAAGCGCTCAGCATCTTCACAGCGCTCAACCTGCTGAACAATCTTGTCGTTATAAAACTCACTAGGAATGCTATTACAAGCTTCGAGAAGTCTTGCATAATCACCAGCAGGAACCGTGGCGATGTTATATCCCAAGTGATACGCGACTCTACTGAAATTAAAATCGTCTAACGCGTACCCAAATACCTGAGCAGGGTTGCGAGACAGCTGATTAACAGCTGCGTAAACTATTTCACGTTTACTGGCATCAGTAGAAGTAGCGTTAAAAGTTACACCCTGCTGTGCAAGGTAACTTTGAATTTGCTCAAGTTCGTTTTGAGATAATTGCGCCACGACTACTGCTTCTTACTTTTACTTATTCTACGTACACAGACCCAGTAGCAAACACTTCGATCCAATCAACTCGTTTTATAGTTTCGAGTTGTTCGAGTTTGGTGAAGCGTTCACCTGGTAAAGATTGACGAAGTTCTACGATTTCTTTTGCAGTTTTAAGACCTACGCCCGGTAAACACTGCGATAAACCTTCGGGAGTCAACGTATTAAGGTTGATTCTTGTGTCAACAGGAGGTAGAGGCTTAACAACTGACGGTTTGTCGTCTGATTTCTTAACAGTTCGACGTCCGCGACGTGTTTGCAGTTGATTTCCCTTAGGTTCTTCAACGTTTTCTTCTACGAGAGCGTCAACCTGGTCTTTATGGGCGATAAACACCTTACCGGTTGTTGTAGAGCGCACCATGAAGTACTCACCCTCGTCTAGGGTTGAAATTACGTCAATTTTGACGCCACTTGGCTTGTATACTTTCGAAGACATCTGAATAGTCAGTATGTAAGCAGCAGCTTAGGTCAAAATCTTTGTAATTTTGCTTATTTGGGGCTCAGTCCGTCTAATCCGTCAAGTGAGTTACCTAAACTATCCAAAAATTTTCTTCTATCCTCCCAAGTGTCACCGCCTACCTCCCCTTTTTTACGATTTATACACTGAGGGGAGTTCACTGTGTTGCAAACAAGCCCTGCGAGGTCATATTCGCTACCTATTGCACCTGTTGCCCAGTGATGAACTCCGTTTAACCACACCGCGCCGCATTTTTCACATTCTTTACGGCTTAGTTTGAAATCTGAGAGGTCTTTACCGTCCATGTGTTGGAGGAAGAAAGTGCTCTTTGTTAACTTTGGCGGATAGTAAACAAAATGCACAGAACATTTGCATAAGAACATTAAATAAAAAAAAGACCCCTTCGAAAAGGAGTCTTTGTGTACCAATCAAGTTCTCTCTGAAGATCAGGAGGGGCTTGTAGAAGTATATGTCTGAGATTCGACCAGACCATCGGGTTGCAAAGCAACATCCTGGCGCTCGGGTGGCTCATCGGCAACAATCCAGCAAACTTCGGCAATAGCCAAAGCTTTGTTTTCGCCGGAAAGTTTTCCGTTGGTAGCGCGAGGATCGTAGATACCCGAACCTTGAGCCAAACCAGAAGCAGAGGCACCGCCAAGATCGGTGGTAGTGAAGAGTTTCCACTGAGTCTCCGAACCCAGAGCCGCGAGGCTGCTGGAATCGATGATGTTGGTGGAACCAACGCTGCCGTTAGCAATGCGGCTGCTGGCACCGGTGAGAGAAACACCGAACTGACCAGAGACAACAGTGCCGTCATCCTTCAGACCTTCGCCCACAGCGGGGATAAGAGTCAGTTGAGGAGTAGCGGAACCGCCGAATACTCCGGAGCTAACAACGTCGCCGCCGTCAACACGCAGAGAAGCGCGATACACATAAGCACCAGCAGGTGCCTTGATGCCATCAGCGATATCAGCCCGTACATCCTTATGGAAGTCGGGTGAAGGGATGATGACATTTCCGTTCAAGAACGGAGTGCCCGAAGCGTAAGCTTGGGTGTAGTAAGACAGTTGGTTAGTGGTTCCAAGAGCTTGGAAGCTCAGGTCCAAATAGCCAACAGCTTGCTGTGCAATCCAGCCAGGTTGGAAAACAACACCGACAGGACCACCAACGGGTTGGTTGGTGTAGCTCGTCTGAACGCCATTGGCGTTCTCGAACTGCATGGTCTTTTCTTCGTGCCAGTAACGAAGAACGTTCGTATAGTTACCAGGATAAATCTTGGAAACGTGAACCTGATTTGGGTTAATAGTCATGTTTAGTTACCTCCTCAAGCGTCGAAAGAGTAACCAACGGTAACGAAATCTGCATTAAGCAGTTCGAAACCGGCATACAACGACCAGATCATTTGGATGAACCGGCTGAAATCGTCGTTGTTATTGAGAAGCACCTGGGCATTGTTGCCGCCGATGCCTACGCCGACACACTGAGGACCGAAGAAGATACCAACAGCGGCGTTGTAATCTTGAGCGGCACCTGCAACTGTCGCAGCTTGAGTCTGAGAAGGCATGTTGGTGGATTCGAAGAATCGCACACCCTCAAAGACGAAGCCAGTCGGCATGATTGGTTCGCCAGCCACAAAAGTAGCTTGGCCGAAGCCCTGACCCATGTACAGTGCAGCGTTAGGCTGCATACCTGACATAAGGGGATTGATTTGACCGTTACCTGGGTAACGAGCAACCTCACGGAAGTCAGAATTCTGACGGAGGTGCATCAAAAATGTAGGGTCACAGATGCAGCGGTAGAAACCGTCCTGGAAGGTCGGAGTATTACGCTTGCGTAGGGACTTGACTACACGAAGGAGGTCATCCTTGACGTCAAATTTGGCTTGCTCAGCGTTGGTGTAAGTTAATGCACCGGTAGCGAGATCGCCGGGGAAATAGTAACCACCTTGAGAATCAGAAGCCTGACCCTTAGATACGGACTTAAGGAGTTCATTAATGAACACCCGGTCGCGCCAACGGCGGTAGTCATCAAGCAGAGTCAAGCTGCCGATGGACTGGTGGAAGGTGGTGAGGTTACCAGTGTCCAGCAAAAGACGCTGAGCAGTGATAAGAGTCTCACGCGCAATCTTGAATGTAGAAGGCTGTGTAGGATCACTAGGATCTGCAGGCCCTGTATATTCACGAAGGGTTACTTGAACCTTATCTTTTACGATATTCCTGCTGTTTGCAGTACCAATCGTTTGCTCTGCTGTACGCTCGCGTGACTCCTTAGAGCCAGGGTTACCGAAGAACCGGTACCGATCGAGTTGTACCGTCTGACCTGGCTGCTTAGAAAAGTCATGTACGACCACTGGTTCAGCGGCCATTTCCACAACGTAAGCAGGGTGCGGACGGTAAAGCTCAGCACCGAGAATCTTCGGAAAATCGTTGTCAATAAACAACTGACTTCTCGAAAAAACTACTTTTTAAATATACCTAAGTTTTTAACCTTCTAGTTTTTTAGTGTTGCAAACGTAGAGGTTAAACACTTTTTTGATTAGAACTATTCACACTAGGACTAAAGGTGCGTACCATGTTTCGAACCCCCTCACCAAGTTTTCCGTACACAGAGCCGTAATTAGGTACGTATCTACTTGATTTACCTCTATAACTATTACGAACAGGTGAGCCCATCTGACCAGGTACACCTGTATATCTACTTTCTGTAAATGTTTGACAGTAAACGGGATGGTGATAAACCCACGCTGCTCGTGAGCCTGATTGGTCGTTAGTAGGGTTGGTAAGAGCTGGAGCTGCTATACGCGGTTGAGCGACTGCTCCACCGGTAATACCTCCTCCATCAGAAGCATTAGTGTTACTACCAGGAGTCTGGAAAGGTGAATAAAGTTGATTATCAGGTACCTGTTCGCCATACCAGGTAAAACTTCCAAAGTTTCTTAACCCAGGCTGAGGGCCTATAGCTGTTTGAACGGTGGAGTTTGCAGTGCTGTAGAGACCTTGTTGCCTATACCCTTCATAACTTGTCAGTAGTCCTGATGCACGTGGGTTAACGTTTTCGTAATTAGTCCAGTAACCAGAAGGAGCTGGGGTAATAGCTTTCCATTCAGTAGAAAAATACCCCGATAAATTTGGTGGCCCAACTGGTATTCGTCCAAAGTCGGCCCCTTGATCTAAAACACCGTTCCAGGTTTGTTGAATATTGGAAGGAGGGATATATCCACTTGAGATAGTCAAATACGTATCAGTCAGATTCTGATCATTGCCAGTTCTCTGAGGCCCAGATTGAATCGGGTGATACAAATTTTTGTCGTATTTCCAGTTGGATTGAGGAGTGTACACCATAAATTTTCTCGTTTCTTTTTTTAACTTTAGACTAAGAAAACAGAAGATATTTTTCTAACTTTGTCATGCTTAGTGATACGGTCAGAGTTCTAGAAGTGGTTTTTGAAGATCCGGAAACTACTCTGTCCAGTTTTTCTGGATCGATTACTGAATCTCTAGTACATCCAAAAAAATTAAAAAAGTTAGCGATATATTTTCTAAAAACAGTAATCGCAGGTTACCTATTGGCTACTTTCGTAAGCCCTGCTGTAGCAGAAAGATTAAAACTCACAAGAAAAGAGGCTATTGCGATATCTTTTGTCTGCGGTTACGCAGGAATAAGAATTATCGCTATGGCCGAAAAAACACTTGAAAAAAAATTTATCTCACAAATAGGAGAAATTCATCCCAGTTCAACAGATTCAAAAAATGATTCAGGTTCAGGCGAAGGCTGACTATCTTCAGTAGTAGTCTGACTATCTTCAACCTTAGGTGCTGCCTCCACAGGTTGCTCTTGGTTGACTTTTTTCTTGCGAGGGCGGTCGTTACCAGTTCTCATATGAAGTCCTAGATCTAGTTAGAGGTTAGCAAAAAAAATTCCCCCATTTCTGGAGGAATGTGTTCACATTGGCAACGGTAGCTTAGACCTTTCCAGTTAGGAAGGATCCATAAACAACAGTTTATTACGAAGAGCATCCGAGCCCATGTTGTTGAGGATGCGCCATGCATTCTCAGGACTACGGTTCATAGTGTTCTGGAACTGTTCCCACTGCTGCTGAGGAGCAACGTTGTTATTTGAGCCGCCAGCACCAACAGGTGGTGCAGGCATGTCGTAGTTTTGCTCGTAAGCCTGGGGCTGTTGAATGCCTTGGGTTTGAAGAGCGTTTTCATCCACATCTACAGGGAAAACTTCGGTGAAGAAGCGGTCGGTGTAGTTGGCCAGATGATCTGGATCAGTCAAGATGACTTGCATCGCATCGTGGCGAGCAGCCAGGTTGTCCATCTTGGTTCCTTGGTCGATCAATAGATCTTCCAGGGAGCAAGAGTACTGATTAAGAATGCCTGGAGCTTCAATACCGAAGTGACTAACGACCTCGGCGGTTACGGGGCTGATTCCTGCGCTCTGGCCCGTAGAAACTTGCGAGGAAGTTTGGGTCGGTGAGGCGCTGATATTGGATATCGGCGCTACCTGGGGCTCCTGATAAGCCCAAGGCTGGGCCTGTAAAACTTGATTGCTCTGTGGAGTAACCTGCGCGGGTGCCTCCAGGTAGGGAGACTGTGGAGTTTGGCTGAGGGACTGAGAATTCACCTGAGAGAGGACCCTCTCCAAGGAACCCATTGCCTGTTCCCACGGGTTGCTGCTCGGGGAAGATTGATACGTTGACGGGTTGTACTGGTTGCTGATAGTAGGGTCCGTAGCCGGTGCCACCTGGGACGGCGGTTGGGCTGTAGGTACCGAAGCTGCCACCGGGGTAGCTGCTTGCGGAACCCATTGGGGGTACCCTACTGAGCCCTGGTCCTGTACCGCCGGTGCTGCCGCCGGGGAGACCGGGCTCGGGGTCGAAGCTTGGATCTGCTGGTTCATAGCTACCCGAGTAAGTTAATTCCTCTGCGAGGTGATCGAATGTCCTGTAAAGGAGAGGAGTGATATTCAGTCTAGGATCAGCCGCTAGAGGTTGATTAGGCGCAAGAGGATGCGGAGACTGCAACATCTGGCTTAATAATACCAGAAATTGTTGCATTGCCGACTGTGTTTGTTGAACCATTCTGAAAGGAAAGCCTTTCAACATTTCGGCTCGCTCAGAATCAGTTTTCTCAGGAAAAAGAAACTTTAGAGCTTCAACACTGTCAACACCTAACTCCTGTAAGTTACGAACAACAATAGATTTTTGATTGATGTCGTAAGCGGTGTCTTCGTAAACATCACCTTGAAAACGATAAGTTACCTCACGTTCTCCATCTTCAGGTAAGCCTACAACTCCTGGAGGGACTGCGTTCTCCTGAAGAGCTTGTTTAATCGTTTGAGTAACTTTTGCCTCAAACTTAGCCAAAGAACGTTGGTATTTCTCTATATTTTCTTCGGTTTCTTCTTTAGGCGGTTTTGGCTCTTTTAAACCAGAAGCAGCAATAAAGGATTCCCGAAAAATTGTCTCCTGGTGGTACAACATCATCTCTAAGAGACGGTTAAAGCCATAAGTAAGGAAGGACTTATTCTTCCTTAAGGCGGTGGCTTGAGCACGTCCCATCAAACCCTTGAGCTCAGTTGCAGTAGCACCTGCAGAGATTGAAATCTCATCTACGCCGCCTAAAGCTGTGCGAATCTCTTCCCTAAGAAGAAGGGTATACCTGTTCATATCCCCGTTAACAGGGTCAGGAGTCATATAACCGACTCGATCAGAAGGCTCGACGTTTGCGATAATCCGAGGCACACGAAGTCCGGAACCCATACCGGTGCCAAACGGCTCACTTACACGAGTCGAAGGTTGGCTCTGACCAGCAAAACCACTTTGGCTACTAATAGTCGGTCTAAAAGTGCTCTGAGTGTCGTTGGCTTCCACAAGATCACTTCTGGGCCGAGAACTAATCAGTGTCGGGTTACCGAAAAACTCAATGTTCTTGGCAATATTGCGAGTAAGTTCGTCGTGAAGGACGAGCTGCGTCATAAAAGGATCAAACTCACCCTCTCCTTCCGTACCACTTGCGTTGGGTTTGTTTAAAACTTCTACCGCAGGTATAAAACCTAATGTGTTAGGTCGTTGCTTGGAGGGAGTTAGAACAGTTCCTGGTTCAAGATCGAAGCTAAGCTCTGAGTCAGTCTCAACTTCGCTGATTTCCTCGGATGTAATCGCCAAACGCACATAACGCTTGTTTGCGTTAGCTGTAGTGCTAGGAAGTCCAAGGCCCTGATTTTTAACTTTATAAGAGTAAATAATAATGACTTCTTCTACTTCACCGTTTAAGTCGTGATAAACCCGGTATTGATTTTTATTGAAAAAATAAACCTGATACTTCAATTTTGGGTCAGGTCGGAAGTAAAAAAGACCACTTCCGTCAATTAAAAAATTCCTGATGATAGAAGGAAAACGAATATCAAGCCTATTGAGAGCTATGATATCGTGCAGAAATTTTGTACGCCCTTTGAACGTATCTTGATCACAATAGAAAGCAAGACCCTTCTTAATCATAAGAAGAATCATTTGCTGTAAATGACTCAGAACAACCATCGTGGATGATTGACTACTTCGATCTTGAGTGCGGGACGCCTCTAAGATCTCATTAAATCTAGTTCGAGTCTCTGAAGAGGTAGACATCTGTACGCACGGGATAAACAGAACCTTTTAAGGTTCATTTTTTAGAGCTATTTGCTTTTGCCTTACGGGCTTTAGCCAGAGCTCGTTCACGAGTCTCCTTTTTACTCTCTTGACCTTCTCCTTCAGAAGATTCTTTCTCTTCGTTCTTTTTCTTGAACTTCTCCAAGAGTTCGGGAGGCATTTTGTTAGCCATCGGGAAAAAGATACTCTTTTACTCTTTTTAGTTTAACTGCTTCCTTAGGCAAATCTTCAACAGGATACGAAGTCAATAGGTGGTCCTCTCGCCCCAACATATCCGTTTTACCTTCTTCAGGTACAAAGTCCTCACAGAGTTTCTGTACTTCAGGCTTATCCCAAATGTAATACTCAGCAATCGAGCGGAGTTTGAGCTTACGCTTTTCGGCATCACCCATCCAGGAAAGATGCCAACCGGCGTCTCGAACGCCAAAGTATCGGTTCTCCGTGGACGCTCGCATAGAAGATAAGGTTCCAAATGCTTTTAATTTTTCAACAGTCGACACAACACCACACCTCCAATCAAACAGCTCACCTTTAGGCGACATCAACTGCCTGTCTGCTCTGCCATAGTGCATGCTCATACTGAGACGCACGATTTTATCTTTCTCTTCTTCAACTACTTCAAGTAGTTCAGGAAACTTAGAAGGGTTAGCGATTTCATCACAGTCACTACAGATGAAGACAGTATCATCCGGCATCATGTGGAGGCCAACGCCAAGAGCATCACGTTGCCCACGTTCACGAACCCATGGATCTGGTGCTTCTTCATAAGAAGGAAGCTCACAGTGAAGTACTTGAATCTTCTCCTCAGGAAGACCAAGTTCACGGATTGTGTCTAAGCATGTAAAAGGTTTTTCTTCACCGCGGTGTGTACGGTTCGCGTCTGTAATTAAAAATCCGTCTACGTGATCTTCAAGAGTTCGGATACGAAGCTCTAAAAGCTCTTTTTCATTAAAATATGTAAACGTGTCGATCAGCATCTGACAGTTCTAACTGCCAACATACTAGCCGCGATCTGCTAAATATTTAGAGACTTTGGCACGAGCCCTAACTACAGAGTTTTCAGTTGGCTCTGGAACATCATCGTACTGATCAGATGGAGGAGCGGGATTCTCAGGGTTTGGTGCGTAGTTCAGATCAGTGCGTTCATCATCGAGTTCCTCCACAAAAGCTTCAGTAGAAGGTCTGTTCACACGACGCTGCTCATCTGCAGCTCGCATGTTCATGTCATACGCTTTAGAAAAACCAAAAGCTGCGCGGTCGTAAGCATTCATAGTTAGTAAAGGACGATTGCCCCTTCAATAGATCCGCCACTGATTGCGGTTAGTCCCCAATCGAGTTTTTGATCACCCACTAAATTTTCAACATGTAAAAGTTGACCAGGGCCATCGTTTAGCTCCACATAGACGTCATCTTTGCCAGAACTAGACTTGGCTTCTATAAACACACATCGACAGGTAGCAAAACGTTTCTCTCCATCAGCAGGTTTCCACAAAAAACCGCTTGCCATTGGAAGAGAATTTTGCTGTCCGTAGACAGTTCCAAAGGCTCGTATATCCATTACTAAAAATTGTTTAAATCAATCTTAGCTCTTTTTGTCCAATAGTCGATTTAAATACCAACCAGCTTTTGCTAGGTCTTCGTCTCCGTTCTTAAGTTTTTCACGAGATATATATTTTAAGATGTTGCCTTTACAGAACCCTCGAAATTCTTCTTCTGTTAAAACAGACTGAAGGTAGTCAATTGTCTCAATAGACCCGGAAGTGTAATGGTTAGGGTGATTTACCAAATCTTCTTTCATTTTTGGTTTTGAGGTGGCGGCAACTTTCACTCTGTACTCAAAGTCAGAAAAGACGGAATCCAAAAATTTCCGATATATCTAGAACGGAGCCTAGCTGTTGATTCAACTCGACGCTGTACTTTGTATCAAGATGTTCGAGCATCGCGTAAGGAGCTACTCGCAGTTTACCTTTATCAAGAATGACGGGAACCGCACGTTTGTGGTCTTGGCCGGGAAGCAAATTCTCAAAAGCAGTTCCTAAAGAACTTCTGTCAGCAATAGGCCAACAACGATGCTGGACTCTTTCAAAACTTTTTACAGGATCCGCACTAAAAGAATCTACATATACATTTGCCATATCCTGATCTAAGATCATCATCCCCATGTAAGGATTGCTAAGTGTTACAAAACCTGCGATAGCATCGTTAGGTGTCAACACTGTCTCAGACACGAAATCAATATCGCCCCAGACTTTACGAGTTGGTACGTTTAGCTCGATAACTCTGTGATTATCAAACGGAACTGACTTTCCTTCAAACTTTTCAAACCTACAAAAACCAGGTTCTAAGTTAAGACTCTTGAGTCGATCTTTCCAGGAATGCCAGTAGAGAAAATGCTCACTACTGAAGAGCATGTCATTCTCTGTATAGATATAGTAGTCATACATTTTACTTAATATGGCTTGTTTTAGTAATGGTTTGTGTGCCCACGTCAGTGAGAACCCTTCATACTTCTTCTCAGCAACGACAACAGTGATTGAGTTCAACTCGACGTTGGGTTTCAACAACTCTTCAAGAGCAGTTTTATCTTCAGCGTGGTCATTATCGATATAAATAAAAACATCTATAACTCCTGGTATTTCTGAATAACCTCTAAGAGTTTTTAACAGAACATCAAAACGGTCAAGCGGGTTGTGAGCAGTGACAAAAATTAAAAATGAAGAGTTATTCATTAGTACTCCACCTGAAAATTACCTCTGCGTTGCAGGAAACACATTAAGTGAGTGTATGCGTCAAGAAGGTCGTCATGCGATGTAGCACCAAGATTGATCAGTTGATCAAAGAGCTGATCAAATTTTCGATAGCGGTTAAAAATCACCTTTTTATTTTCAAGCAGTCCCAACGTCCCTCTGAACCGAGAAATTTTGTCACCTCTGAAACCTTTCACTTCATTAATGTGCAGGTTACCAAGCCCCCACTCGTTCAACATAATCCGTTTTAAATCAGCAGATAGAGATGCTTGGTAAGCTACAGATTCAACAACCAACGTACATGTTGAGTATGTAGGAAAATACTGTCCTTCAGAGTTCTCCTGAAGGATCCCCCACTCCACAAGCATTTTTGCCAGCAAGTCTATTTTCTCCAGGTTTCCAATAGATCTGACTTGATGTGCATCGATGATGTAGTACTTATCTTTAAACCGTCCTCCAAGAACAAATGCTGTGTAATCAGAAGTTTCGTTCTTGCTGGCCGACAGGTCTATACCAATTGCCAAACTATCAAATTCAGTGATCACATCACCCTTAACCAGAAGGTCTGGTGACAGGATCAAATCTGATGTCATCACTGGTTGTTGCTGATACTGGAAAGCAAAAGCAACGGGATCTAATTCTTTCTGGCCTTGTAGGTACTCAACACTCCACTGCTCGGGCCAGTAGCTGACTGCCTCTCCATCGTCATCATATGTAAGAGCTTCTTGCTGGACTTGCTTCCACCCTTTGCTGGGAATAAACATCGTTTTGTGAATATCGAGCGGATGGAAACGGGTACCCAGACAGATAGAACGACCACCTTCAAAAATAATTGGTGCAATAACCGAAGACCAGTTGTTGTTCATTTCCTTCCTAATGGCCGGGTTCTTAATGTCTGTACTTGACTTAATAGGGTCATCCACGATGACAAGGTGAGCGCGTTTAGACGTGATACTTCCTCTAAGACCAGCGGCTCTTAGCGTAAATTCTTCGTCACCAACACGACTGATGCCTGCATAATCAAAGTCAATACTCCAACCAATATCCGACTGCATACCAGACCGCAACTGGACTTTGGGAAAAATCTTTTTAAATGTCGAAGAGTCGATTATCTGTTTGATGATTCGACTCTTTGGAATAGCCGTGGCGATGTTGTAAGAGCAGTAAATAATTTGAAGAGATAGCCCCGCTGTCGTATGCCGCCCGATAATCCAAGCAGTAAACATGTTCAATACTGTTGATTTCGCGCTACCACGTGGGGCAAGAATATCTAGATTTGGCCCTGCGATATCTAAAAGGTACCTATTGCTCTCACCAGTAATTAGGTGTTTATGCCACTCCAGCATATGAGCTGCTGGCGCTTTATCCATAAGCGTACAGAACGTATGGAAGTCATCCGCTGCTCTTGTAAATATACTATCTAACTCAGGGTTCTCAGAGTTTATTGCTTTTGCAGCACGTAATTTAAGACTCCTACGATGTGCAAATGTCTCGCGACTAGGCATGTCTTTTTAAGAAGTGGCTTTATAGTGATATGAAAATTCTACTCGCCAAATGGCAAAAATTCTCTGGTACGGAGACATCCTGTCGAATACGGGATTCGCCCGAGTAACACACAGTATTCTGAAACATCTGTCGTCACAGCATGAAATTGTTGCTTACGGTATTAACTACAATGGTGATCCTCATTCTCTTCCCTTCCGGGTATACCCAGCGGCCGCAGGAAACCCCTCTGATCGATTTGGAATCGGACGCCTTCCGCAGATAGTAGAAACAGAAAAACCGGACTTCATTATCTGTCTTAACGACATTTGGATCGTGAACCAAGTGTGGGAAAGGGTACACCTCCTAAAAGACAGTATCAAATTTAAATTTATTGCATACTTCCCAATCGACTCTGAATACTACATAAGCAGCCTGTTGCGGTATATCAAAGATTGGGACTTTGCGATCACCTTCTCCGTCGAACAGGCCAATCGCCTAATGAAGCAAGGCGTTAAGCCAAAGCTTCTTGGTGTCATTCCTCACGGGCTTGATCAAGGTAAGTTCTTTCCAATGGATAAAAGTGAAGCGCGTAAGCAACTTAGGATTCCCGAAGATATGTTTATTGTCTTAAACGCAAACCGAAATCAACCGAGAAAGCAAATTGATCTAACAATCAAAGCTTTTGCCAAGTTCGCAAAAGACAAGAGTGACACTCGCTTATACCTGCATATGTCTGAGAAAGACCTTGGTTGGGATGTTCGAGCAATTTTTGACGCAGAGATGCGTCGAAATGATATTGATCCTGCCGAACGGATGATTATGACGAGCAACAACATCAACTATATGGATGCACCCCCAGACGAACTTCTAAATAAAATATATAACGCATGTGACGTTGGTATTAACACTGCCAATGGGGAAGGGTGGGGTTTAGTGCCTTTTGAACACGCTTCATGCAAACGGCCTTTGGTTCTTCCTAACCACACCTCATCTGCTGATATCTGGAAAGACAGTGCTGAACTAGCAGACATTGCCGCGTGGATTTACGACAAAGATCTAGGCGTGGAAAGAGGAATTGTTGATGTCGATGATATGGCGGAACGTCTAACCAAGCTTTACTGGGACAAGGAGCACTACGAGAAAGTCGCAGACGCTTGTTTTAAAACAACACAAAACCCTTCGTTCCGCTGGGACAAGATCTCTGAAGGTTTTAACTCTGCTATCGAGGAGCTTTCAAAATGACAGCACAATTTCACCGCTATCGCACTGTCTATCAAAACGTTGTGATGAATGCTTACGCCCCGACCAAGTCTGGCTACCCGTCTGTGTACGAACAGGCTTATGACATCGGAGGAAACTTTACACGAATTAAGTACGGGTTCCCAGAAGGAAGTGTTGCTAACTTTAGCCCCTGCGTAATTCGACATAGAGACGCAACTCTTATCGCGTGGCGATCACAACCAGAACCGTTTGTCTTTAGGCATGATAAAAAGTATTTCTATTACAACAACACACCTACCGACATCTGGATTGGTCAGATGGTCAATGATGAAACTATTTTTGCGCCTCGTAACTTATTTGACCGCAAGCATCGGCTGAGCTACGAAGATCCTCGAATTTTTGTTGCTCCGGATGACACGTTGATGTGTCAGTTTGTGACCAGCACGTATGCGTCTAAGTGGGACTCATCAAGCCACAAAATATTGACCGCTCCCAAGGTGTGTACTGGGGCTATAGACGAATTCGGTAAACTTACCGATTGCTACTTCCCCCCAGTGGGGATGAATCAAGAAAAAGATAAAGCAGAGAAAAACTGGTGTTTCTTCTCAGACAAAGAAGATCTACGACTTCTTTACTCGACTAAACCTATTGTTATTAAAACGCCAGGTGAAGAAGACAAGGTCATAGATTCTTCGTGTCTTAACAAAATTACTGGAGAATTTCCTACTTTTAACTCCACAGCGCCTATTCCAGTTGATGACGAATGGCTTGTGTTCTGTCACTGGAAATACATGGTCAGCGAAATGAATCGTCGTCCTTATCTTTTATACTGTCTTGGTGCTTACACACTTGATAAAGACTTTACCAAGATCACAAGAGTACTAGATGAACCCTTATTTGCTGGTTCAACAAATGACGAACTCGTAACTTGGTCTGATGCTGTAGGTAATGACATCTCGAATCAACCCGCATGCATACTGCCATTTGGGTGTTTTGTGGATGACAATGAAGACCTAGTAATGTCGTTAGGGGTCAATGACTCTTTTATGGGTATTTTTAGAACTCCGGTTATAAACGTTCTAAGCTTAATGCGTTCAGTTAATAGTTAATTTTTTTCAGAAAATTAACTTTTACAGAAAAAGGCGGACTTATTACTATCCGCCTTAGCAATAATTAAATGGATTACTTGTTCTCGTTTTCTTACGACATCCGAGCTTTACGTTTGGAATATAAGACAACGTGTGACGCTATAAAAAGATGGCCTGGTGGGGACCCTCAAGAACAAGATTTTTTAGAGAAAAAAAAGAAAGAAGTATTTAGACAATTATCTGAATACAACTTTCGAAAAAATTAATCAATTTTTTTATATGCAGAGCAGCCTGTGGCGTCTGTGCTCATAAACTCTAAGAATCCAATACTACACTCTTCTCTACAATTGTGTATACAGGTATAACAAGGGATACTTGGCTCAGGGACATCTTGAAAAGTTTTAATTGCTTGGGTAATTTTTTTAAGTGCTACAGAGTGCTCGCGCAAAACTTTAAGCTCTTCTGAAGGGATCTCCCAGGTCGTAACTCTTTGTCCACAGTTTTTGCATTCAAGTCGACGTCGTCTGTGGTTGTAATCGTGACCGGATTTCTGAGAAAGCCTTACTTCAATAACCATAACTGCTTTTAGTCCGCATGAAGAGCACCTGCGAGTCAGCTCTTTAGTGTTAGAAGACAACTTAATTTGATGTGTTTGATCGACTGTAGTCGGTTTTTAGGACTTTTCTTCGCGTTCTATCGTTCCCCACACAACAAGCGATGCATCCTCTAGTAGTGAGTGGACAGTAGGAGCATCCTCGAAACTGTTAAGTAGCTCGCGCAGACAACGGTCAGCACCAGCCAAAAGCAATCCCCTTCGATCCAAACCGTCTGTCATTTGCCTAACGGCTTGGATATGAGAACGAATTTCTTTTTGAAGCACAGCAATCTTAGTCGCAGCCGTCGCGTGATCCAACATCCCAGTCAAAGTCATCTGACGCACGTTGTGAAGATCGATCTTGAGTGCATCAATTTCGATCAAGAGCACTTTTCGTAAGTCATCCTTCGGATACTTCTCCTGAACCCAGGCAGTTAGATCAGCAATTGAACCTTTGTAACTTGGTTTTAAAAACCGTGCATAAAGGTAAGTCTCAACATCACTCGTGGCGTTTTTTGCATAATGCTTAAAAGCATCCTGCTCAGATTTATCAAGCAAAGACAACCAAGTGCCCACGCTTGTGGAGTCTCCAATTGCAGATTTAATCATGCAAACATTCTGGCACCGGCCAGAGCCTGATTAGCGCCAAACTTTTTAATAGCTAGCTGACCTTTGGTCTGAGCCTTGGTGCGAGCCAGATCACCAAGAACATTGAGCTTACCGAGCTCTGCTGCAGAGGTGAACTGCTGAGCTCCGAGAGCTAGCTGACCTTCAACATTGGAACGATTAAGAGCTGACTGGCCGACAAATTCTGTTTGTTTTTTGGCAATATCTTGTGCTGTAGCTTCTTCTCTTCCGCGGACTCCGATGTTCGTTTGACCAAGAAGATTAGCCATTTGATTTTCACCAGCCAAACCAGCGGCTCCAGCTGCAGCCGCAAATTGCGGGGCTTGTAAGTTTGTAGATAACTTAGCTTTCTGAAGATCAGCAAGAGCATCTATACCTTTACCAAATGTATAACCAGCCGTTGAAGATAGAAGTTGAGCTTCTTTTTGAGCTCTTTGAAGACCTTCAGTAAGTATTCCCAGTTGAGCACTGGCTTGAGTTGTTCCTTGCTGACCAATCGCACCTGCCAGAGCGCCTTGCATAGCAGACAATCCTTGATAAGCAGCGGTCAGAGGACTGTTAGCAGCTGCCATTTGTTGAGCAAACTGCAGGTAAGAGTCACCCGCTTGGGAACTTCCACCTCCACCGCTTCCGCTGCCTCCACCACCAAAGAGACCTCCTGCCGCAGAGCCTAAACCGCCACCAACCGTGGCACCTAAAGCTGTCCCAACTCCAGGGACGACGGAACCAACAACAGCGCCGAGCGCAGTACCAAGTCCACCAAGTGCACTCATGATCAGATAGGGGATTTAGGGGCAGTAAAGCCACCGCGGCCTTGTGCGACAAAGTTAGCAGCGGCGGTCAATTGGTTGGGGTTAGGCATACCGGATTGGTAAGCGATTTGCATCATCCCCAGACCAATAGCAGTATCGCGATTAATCTCAGCTTCAGTAATCCCTCTCCAAGCCTTGATTGTGTCGCTTTCGATTTGACGGCGTGTCAGTTCACGCGTCTGATTCATCGCGCCTTGTTGATAGGCTGCAATTTGTGTAAGTTTATTTTCAGTCCTAATATCATCAAGTTCTCTTTGTAATTCAGGATTTATAGCAGCTTCTGCTAATCTATTTTGAACTGCTAGTTGAGAAGTCTGACCTTGTGTAAGTGAATTTAAAGCTTGTTGTAAAAAACGGTTACTGCTTTCAACCTGATTAAATTCTCTGTCTTTGTATCTATCTTCTCGTTTAATATCTTCCGCCCTCTCATTTTCTGCCTTTACTGCCGAAGCTTCGATTGCAGCTTGCTCTCTTTCTGTAGGTGCAAAAGGACCGAGTTTTTCGAAAAGTTTTGCACCTAGACCTAGACCACCTCCTATCAAAGCTGTACCCGCAGCAAAGGTTGCGGGTTTAGCAAGAGGTCTTAGAAGATTAAGATAATTCATAATTACTTACCAGTAGCAGCGGATTGCATTGCAGGATCTGCAATGGTTTGTTCTAACAATCTTTGAGCAATGTTACTACCCAAACTAGCATTAGCCGTTGCTTGAGTTCCCACCATCTGTGCGATGGAAGGCATAACGGTAGCCTGAGTTTTTAACTGCTCACGAGCATATTCTCGTTGACCAGCTTCACGAGCTGATTGCCTTAGTTGCTCTTCTCTACCTGCAATAAAATCTTCAGCATCTAGTAGTGGAAGGTTTAATGCACGTCTACGAAAATTTTCATTGGCGAAATCTAGTTCAGTCTGACGCGCCTCTGGCAACGTAATCATAAACTTGCTACCAGCACCACCGCCTGGAGAAACTTGAGGTTGGAGGCCCGAACCAAGCCCACCTTGAACAGCACCACCGATTTTATTAGCAATCAACTCAGCCAGGATTGCATTAAGAAAACCTCCAGCAAGACCTTTTATAGAGGTCCCGCCTACTGCTAATCCTGGTAACGCGGCTGCAGCCATAATTAATAACCTCCTGGATTGTCGTATTGAGTGCCACTAAGAGGCTTCTTACTTAACTTTAGATCATTAGTCCCCTGTTGCAAACTAACATCTTGATTCATTTGACCGGGTGAAGGAATAGAAGCAGTATGTGGAAAATTACTTTCCATATACAACTGCATAAAACTACCTGCATCCAGTTCCGGAGCTAACTTCCGTACATCTCGTTCTCGTAATTGACGTTCTCTAAAGTTCATAACTCTCAGCTCAGTTGTTGATACTGACGAGAAGGCTCAATTCCATTGGAGGAAGGAGAGTTCAGCATGCTGTAATTATCACCCATGTTCGGAGTGTCGAACTGAGCTGGACGTTGTGCAGAAAGCATATCCATATGATCTTCCTGCTGATCAGTAAGAAGCTCAAGAATCATGATAATTGCCTGGGCTTCTTCGGGATCTAATTCACTCAAAAGCTCTAACAAGTACATATCGTCCTGAGCAGGCTCACCCTCAGTACGCATACGAGACGCAACTTTTGCCTCCAGCATGGGCTCATTGTTGTCGGGATAACCATTAAGAGATCGTGTCACCCCGGTATACATACCCTCTTGCTCAAAACCAGGCATCGGATTTTGCCCACGAGCAAAATTGCGAAGAACTTGAGCAACAATAGGAGCTGCGGCGGCTTGCTCAGCCGGAGTTTCCGGCATCGGCAGACCTAACATACGAGACGCTAGTTCGTAATCTGCTTTAGAAAACACCGGAAGATACCACTCTACTTGTGTCTAGTCTACCTTTAATTTCGAGTATGTCGTTAGGAGTGCATTCCAATGACAAACATAACTTTTCCAGAACTTCTGGAGAAGGTAAGTAAAGCGGATCGGCGTAAATTTTACGCGTGGTAGTAGGTGATAAACCCGCCAATTTACTCAAACCGAAGGACGACATGCGCTTCGTACCGAGAAAATCTCTGAGTTTGTTCTGTAGCTTTCCAGCTTCTGTAAAGGAAGAGTAAAAAGGCATATCTTCTAAGAAAGCTTTCGCTATTAAGAGAGTTTAAGACCTTCTGAGATATCTACCAACCCAGACCCTGTGAAGTGGCCAAAGGAAGTCAGATCCATTTTAGGACTTTGAATACTCCGCCAAAGCAAAATTTCGCTTAAAAATTGAATATCGTCTAGAAATAAGAAACGACGCTTCTTAGGCATATCAAGGAAAGACAGCTTATGCAAGAAAGTTTTCTCGAACACACCATCCTTAGGGCCATCGCACATAATAAAATCTGAAAGAGCTAGAAGTTCTGCATGTTTAACAAACGCATCTTGCTCTTTAAGATCGTCCGTATAGTGAACTAACCGACCTCCATTACTTTCGAAGTCCTCATTAGTAAGGTACGTGGTGTTGTGTTTTTCCCAGCTCGTAATATCAAAAGACGCGACACTGGCTTCTTTTGTGTAATCCAAGAAAATTCGAGTGCCATTACCGTAGTGAGTACCTATCTCTACAATTGACTTTATGGGTCTTGAAGACTCCATACTGGTCAGTAGACCTGATAACAGTCGATAGTGATCACCAGGAAAAGCATTGGCTACTGGATTATCACTTTTGATTCGTATTTTTGAAGCACGAAAAATAGAATCACAAACCAATTCCCAGTGATCGAAGCTCTGTACTGCTGGGTCGTCATCCACAGAAAGACACGCGGATTCAATTACGTGGCGTACAGTCATTAGAAACCTAGGTGTTTTTTACGAACGAACTCCAGATCGTAAGTCGTGAAACTTACTGGGAGCTCTGAGATGTTGAACGGCGACTTATGAGTTTCGCCATCTACGTGAGCTTGCCACGCTTCGCCCCATTTGAGGTGAAGATACTTCTTATTGAGCTCATGACAGATGTGAATCGGCATTGCTAGATCTGGTTCCGAACGCCAGGTCTGAGATCCGTCTGTGTAATCTTTATATTTACCGTGATAATAATCATGCTCTAGGTCAAGAACACGCTTTATATCATCGTGAATAAACCGCATACCATAATCCATATCCTCGCAGTAACCGGGGTAAAGGTTTTCATCAAAGAGACCATACTTATTGACGACCCAGTCTTTAAGCATAAAAATATCCCAACCTCCCCCTGACCCATGGATAGTACCTACCTCCGGATCCTGAGCTTTCTGGTTCATTTCTTCGAGAAAACCAGGCTCAAACATTACGTCATGGTTACTGATCACCCAGTAAGGAGCTTTAAGAAAGCACTTAATAATTAAATTCCAAGCTCCTGAGCAACCAACATTCGCAGGCATGTGAGTCACATGCACTTTCTTTACGTATGGATTGTCTAGGCCATGTAACGCATCGACCTCAGACTCAATTTGACCACGTCCGTTGTTGTTAAAGACAACGAAGTTATCGACTGGGTAATCGATACTCATAAAAAGCCTGTGAAGCCAATAAGGATTATTGACGATCGCAGTCCCTAACACAGGAATTGACGACACTATGCTGCCATTAACTATGACAGCATATTAGTCCGAGTTAGCGGCTTAGGCGACATTTTTACTAAAACTCGCCACAGTCACTGTTCTTCTTTTTCAATAGCTTTTAGCTCTTCTTCAGTAGGTTCCGTGTCTTCCACAAACGCATAATGGGTAGACCCGTCTTTAATAAACTCTTGTAAATTTCCTAATGCTTGATCTAAGAGCTCCAGTTCTTCTGCTGTCAGCTCCTTTGGAGACCCTTCAGACTCCTTATCTGTAGACGCGGTAGTAGGAGTTAGCGATTCGTTTACATTGTCGTCCATTGAAGTCTCCGTATTTCTCTAGTTGAGTGATCTTACAAAGGTTATAAACACGTTCGAAGCCTTTTGCTTTAGCCCCGTGGACTGAACCCAACAGGTTGGAGAAAACCCAGAGACCTATAGGTAACGCAACAACAGCTAAAATCCCAATAACTAAAAGTTCTGTTGCTTGATTGGCTAGGACGATAGGCACTGCGTCTTTGCTATCAAATTTTACGTTGAAGTCGCTCATGATGTTCATATGATGTACTCAGAGCATAGAGCACTCAAGTTGTTCTGTCAATAAAACCTGCTACCGTACTGAAGATTGTTATAAATCCAAGATGACCGCAGTAAGTCAGCCTAGTTTCAAGGATCTGATGGAACAGATGAACAAAGAAACTGAGTCTGAGGTTCCGACTGTGACGGTCCAAGGGAAAAAGAAGCTTGATGATCGTTATTCTCTTAATCAAGGGTGGTACGACGCGCTTTTAAACACCGATTCAGTTCTATGTACCCGTGAAGAAGCCTCAGAGTTGCGATTGGACCCTAAAGAAAAACGGCAGGTCGTCGAAATTGGTGTTTATGAAGGTGCTTCTAGCTGTTTTTGGAGTGATTTCTACCTTAGTCATCCCGAATCCCGCCTTACCTCGATCGATCCGTTTACTGGAAGCTCTGAGCACCACGAGAATCCAGAAAACTACCCAGAATTGGAAAACATTGAGTTGATTGCTCGAGGTAATATCGCTAAGTCCGATAACGCGGCTAAGATTGAGATTATCAAAGGATTCAGCTGGGACGTTTTTCCTGAACTAAACCGAAAAAATAACGGCGAGCCTTGGATCGACCTTCTTTATATAGATGGAGCCCACGATTCAACTTCCGTTGCCCGAGATACGATCTTGTACGTCCCCATGGTCAAGTCCGGCGGAACAATTATCTTCGACGATTACGCTCACCCTGACGTTAAGCGTGGCGTTGACATGGCACTCAACGCATTTGCTTCGATGGAATTAGCTATCTTCACCGGATGGCAGCTCGTAACTAAAGTTGCCTAATACCTTTAGATGACTCGCACAGAAGCACACGAGTTACTTTTTAAAGGACAGACTAATGTTGCACGGTTGGCTTTAGAGCTAGAAACGACTTTAGAAGACCTTCAAGAAACTTTTCGAACATATGTATCACAGCAGCCGCCCCTACTTCCAAACTGGAATGACGATCATTAAGGCCCACGCTGAATTACCTTGTCAGTCTTTTGGTGTGGTTGTTAGTGAGCACACTTAAAGGTATCTAAGGTAGAGCTGTTCGGCCCGCGCCCCACACTTTTTCCATTAGCAGCTTGCGCTAACACAATTTTTTTTTAACGCGATCTACCCCTTGACTCTTGGAGCTTGCCCCACACGGTTTATTTTTTACCCCTCTGATATCACGACAATGTCATCCTCGTTATTTTCCTCGTATTCGTAACTAGTTTTATCCTTACTCTCAAACATCTCATTAAAGATTAGTTCAATACGATGAGCTTCTAGCTTGCGTTGACGAAACTCCAACTTCAGGATCTTTTTTAACGCAGGTGTAAGTTCATGCGAAAGCTCACAGTCCTCAAGGTAAGCACACACTGCTGATCGCAAACTCTTCTCTAAACTCTGCTTGGCGTATTCACGAGCACCTGCAGTCTGGTAAAGCATCTTTAAGCAGCTAAGTCATTTAAACAACGTTAATACAGCACCCATAAAAGTGTATAAAGAAAACCGGAGCACTAACAATAAATAAATACCCAGAAGATTTAAAATAAAATTTCACCCAGGAGCCCCTGCCGTGATCGGATTAGCCCGACTCCACTGCTACAGAAATGGTGTTTTCTATCTCTACGACGTCCCCCAAGATAAGAAAGACGAAAAAAAACTAATAATGAGCCGTGAAGGATGGGTGGTAACTCATATCGAAACAGTTTAAATTAAGCAATTTCGCGGAAAGCTTCAAAATTACCCATCTGGCCGTCTAACCCACGTGCGTCAATGGGGAGATCACGGCCAAATTCTCGTGCAAGACGGACTTCACGCATTCGTTTATCGCGAATTAAATTGTCGGCCATGTCACCGTGAATGCTCAACCATTTGTGCATTTTACTTCCTTTGTTCATAGCTTCATCACCACCGTGAATTCCAAGTTCCTTCATCTCTTTGGCACGTCGCATTGTCGTTGCCTCTTTCAGCAACTCACTCTGCATATTATTCGGTGTGGACAACACTGAATCTCGACCTGGCAGTGCTGCGGATGAACCAGATTCAACACGAGGGGGGACCGGTGCCGGAGGGTTTACACTTTCAGGAACAATAGGTTGTATTGTTTCATTTAGTGCCGCGAGCTCTGCATCTGTCATCTCCCCTGAATCAGGTGCCCCACCAGGGCCACGGTACCCGTCATACCCCTCTTGATTAGACATATCATTATTTGTAATTTCTTCCTCGCCTAAAACAAAATTCAAAAACTTTCGAGCACCTTTCCTACCCATTTCGTCACCGCCCTCATACGATTTATAACCTACAATCATCGGAGAAAGAAGTGGATCCCCTGGCTCAGCAACAAATGCGCTGTTAACAGCACTAAGTAGACCACCTAAACCAATACCAGAAAGAGACTCAACTAACGCACGGTTGGGATCCCGACCTTCATCTCTAGCTTCTTGCATATCTCCTGGAATACGTGTCGCATTAATCAACGAGCCAAGAATTGCCAATCCAGCTGGGCCTTTTATACCTTTAAGTCTTTGCAAAAAACCTGGCGATTGAGCAGCCATCCGTGTCGGAGTACCACCACGCTCAATAATTTTTCTGGCAGCGTCTGCGTCAAGCTGAGTTTGCCTTATAGCGTCCTTATAAGCATTCCCAGCTCCAACGTTGCCACCATAAGGATATTGAGGAGCCAACTTTCTACTGCAACAGCTACCCTTATTATAAACTCATACGTAAAAGTTTTATATGATACTCTCACTCCTTCTAGTTTCCTTTATAGAACTAGGCAACAATAACGAACCTTACAAAAAACAAATAACGTGCGAAGCGTGGGAGCAACGAAAGTACGAAGTACTGTTTGACGATAAACTCACACGCCGCGCAAAGATGCAACTACTCGAGTTTTTAAGATCGAAAGTGATCGGACAATGCCCTAAGTTTATTTAGAAACTAAGGAACAACCACCAATATCAGACGAATCATACTCAGTGCCTCTGTAAGTAAACTTCTTACCAATAGAGTGAACTGAGTTCCACCAGGCACGGAAGACTTCTTTTTGTTCTTCAGCGTTGTATGTAACACCGCGATACACAACCTTAGACATAACACCTCCAGTGACTTTCTTATATCCTAACAGTATGTAATAAAATATACGGTATCGCCCTTATACAGTTTTTAAACTCGTGTATCTTTAGTACTAAGCAAGCTAAGAATAGTGGCCAATGCCACGCTGAATAGATTTTCGACCCTCTGCCCAACATCAGGACACACTTCTTTGACAGAAACTATCGCGACCCCAGGTCTACGCACAAGTAATTCACAAGCTCTAAAGGCTTGCCATGCCATAAAAAACTGACAAACAAAAACTACTGCAAGAAGTCTCAGCAGAAAAACCTTTACTCTGAAAGGTCTTTGTGTCACATGTACTTTGCTAGTAAAGTTTTAGCAAGTTCTTTACGCATTGCAGTATCGTAAGCATCACTATACTTACTATCTACTTTCACAATACCCACATCAGAGCTGCCCAGTTTGGTGCGAGAGAGACTCAGAAGTTCGTTTATAAATTCATTCATGATTTAAATAAGAGATTTAGGCGTAGCAAATGCTTTAATTGCTGAAAGAAGCATATCCCCAGAGTCACCTTTGGCAGCTGATACAAAACTATCAGGTGTACTAAATTGACTAGGACGAGAAGTTCTAACAGTAGGATCAGAACTAATAGTAGCTGGCTCCCTCAGAATTCCTTTTAAAATCATTTCTAAAAAATCTTGACCCTCATCATCCCCTTCCCCTGTAGGATCTCTCGTGAAATCAACATCAATGACTCCAGGAAAATCACCATAGCTGCCAAAAGTCGGAAACGAGCCAGTAGAATCGAACATCCCAGGCACTGATTCGACTAAATTAAAATCCATAATTAAGCAACAACTACTAGATAATTAATTATAAATCATGGTCCGATGCCTGTACCGTATTCTTTAGGTACAGAGAACTCAATATCGTATCCTGTGGGTGGCGTTTCTCTGCCAAAGATATACGAACGTAAGAAGTTTGCTGGGTCAGAAATGCCAAGAGCACCACGGTAAGCTGCTCTGGCCATATCTTTGCCAGGTTCCATCATCTTTGGATCTTCGTACTCATTCTCAAGATCAAACTTATCACGAACAGTATAGCGGTCACCTTCGTCATATACGTCATAACGACCTAGTGTATAACGATAAGGTGCCGCTGCTGGGTCACGATCTGCCAAAACAGGAACACCTAAAGCAGTAGGCACAGTATCAATAATAGGAGTTCTATATTCTTCTTGGTAGGGTTTAACCGGCCGTACCTCACCAGGAAGCGTGGGACGGTCCCGAATAGCTAATCGAATTGCTCCGCGCTTAAATTTGTCAGATAGTTCTAAATCTTTATTACCAATACCACTTATATACCGATACCCCATATTGATAGGGCCTGGAAGTTGATTTAAAACCTCAGGCTGTACTGGAGTACCTCCCCCAGGCAAGATTCCGCCCAACCTTTTATCGACTTCACGATAGTATGCCCCGAGATCCGGTCTGGAATTAGGGATTGGGGCCATTTATCTAAAGCTTATACACATAGTTTAGTTTAATCTCTAAATCCTTCGTCATCCACGAACCATTTTTTCTTACTTGTGAACCATTCAGCGATTGTTGAAGGGTCTTGAGGACCAACTAAGTGTTCTGCGGAGTCATCTTCGCCTAAATCCATGTCTTGGAGAAATTTATCAAGACCATCCTTGGGTAAATCTCCTTTTACAGCCTTTCTCCTGGCTATACGAAGCATAGATTCAACACTGTGGTTACTTTTTGCCCATTTTTGGACCCATATCATGTCTGAAACCGGTACTTCTGCCTTTTCTGCAATTCTCGAACAAATAAA